GACAAGCCGGCCGCGAAGAAGCCGGCCAAGGCCGCCCCCGCCGAGGAGGAAGAGGACGACGGCGGGTTCGGCGAGCCGTCCGGCTCGGGCGACGACAAGACGCTCGACGACGTGAAGGTGGCGCTCCAGCGCTACGCCGCGCAGGAGGGCAAGCCCGCCGCGGTCGAGCTGCTGAAGACCTACAGCACGAACAACATGAACAAGCTGAAGCCCGAGCAGTTCGGCGAGATCGTCGCCGAGATCGAGGGTCTGCTCGAGGAGCAAGCGGCTTAAGGGAATCACCTGATGGGTCGCGCCGCTGTAAGCGGTGATCGGCAGGGTGATACGTCCGGGGTCCGAACGCGTCCGCACCGATGCGTTCGGATTCCGGTGTTTTTCGGACATATGGAGACTGACCATGAAGATGAAGAGGGATAAGGCGTCGCAGTGAAACGGGTCTTCGAGTTCACGCAACGGGAGGTGGCCGACGCCCTCTGCAAGAAGGTGGCTTCAGAATTGGGTGGCAGCGGACGGGCATATACTGCTGATGTTTCGTTCTACTACGGGGAAGACGAAAAACAGACCGTGTTGAAATCCGTCCGTATAACATTGGAGGAGAAGGGATGAGCCCAGGATTCGAACAGTGCGTGTTCAACTTCTTCGCCTGGTTCATGGGCGTGAGCACCGTGCTGCTGGTGTACGAGGTGGGGAAGAATCTAATCGACGCCGTATCCGAGGCGAGGGAGGCGCGCGACCGCGCGGCCAACTCCGCGTGGGAGGAGACCGTCCTCCGCAACAAGGAGAACTGGGACAGGAGACACGGCAACAACTTAGACTGGGAGAAGAGAGATGGGGACGAGTAACAACGCCAGGGCGGCGCTGAGGCGCGACAGGCAGGCCAACAGGCGGTTCGAGCTGGACGCTATGGACGGCGTGGACGGCAGGCCGTCGTGTAAATTGAGCGCGGAGGAGAAGAGGCAGTACGTGACCTTCGGCGTGACGCCGAGGGCGGTCACCGGCGCCTCCGCCCAGCAGGTGGGCGGGGAGTTCAAGATCTCGCACAGGTTCATCCAGCGCGTCTGGGCCAAAATCCGGGCGCGCAAGGCGAACAAGGCCGCGGGCAGGGCGCGGAGGGCCGGCAGGTGAGCGGGAGGCGGAAGAGGATCGAGGTCCCCGAGGTCGAGCGGCTGCTGAGCGGCGGCTTCGCCTTCGTGAGGCTCAGCCTGAAGGGCGCGATGACGCTGGCGTGGCAGGAGGCGCAGTGCGCCGCGTACGAGAAGAGGCGGCCCAGGCCGCTGCCGCCGCTGGTGCTGGAGGGGCCGGTGCCCGCGGGCGACTTCATCCACCTCTTCTCCGCGTTCGAGACCGTGCGCGTGGAGGCCGCGTCGTGAGGAGGTTGACGTGGAATGAGAGGTACCTGCTACGACAGGTCCCCGCGACGGTGGCCATCGTCGTATCGCTGTACCTCCTGATATGGTACCAAATCCGTCACGACGAGGACACCCCGCCCGACCCGTCTGTGCAGCAGAGGGTGCAGGACTGCGACGACAGGGGCGGCGTGTACATCCACTCTGTCGAGGGGTTCACGTGCGTCAGGCTGGAGAGACTATGACATCGAACTGGATGTATATACTGGGGTTTGTCATGGCGATGACCGGCGGGGAGGTGTTCGACCGCGCAGGCGTGAAGCGCGACTGGCGTGCAATGTTCGGATTCGCGTTGGTCTACTACGGCGGAGTGCTGGTGGGTGCAGCGCAGTGAAGAGGGGCGTGCTGTCGATCGACGACCTGTTCATGTCACCGACGCCCGCGGCGGACTACTTCCGCTGCGGCTGCTGCGGCAGGTCCGCCTCCGCGGTGCTGGTCGAGCGGGACGTGACCAGGAATGTGACGTGGGCCCAGGTGTTCTGCCACGGCACGGACGAGAGGATAGAGCTGCACGATGGGGACGAGTTGCCGATAAGAGTTTTTGTAGCAGACCATTGAAAAAAGGATAGACCATGACCGCGTACCTCATAAGATACCAAGTAGACTACGGCAAGTTCGGCCCCGAAGAGCGGACCCCCAACCAGGGGCTCACGCACAAGCTCGTCGTGCTGTCCGGCGTGACGGACCCCGAGGACGGTGACAGGTACAGCCAGTTCTCGCACAGCTACGACGGCGACACAATGAAGCCGATGCAGCCCCTCGACCTGATGCGCGCGTGGGTGTTGATGGCCGCCGACCTCGCGGAGCACCCGGAGATGCCCGAGGCCGAGAGGATGTTCTGCAGGGCGGTGTTCGACAGCTACTGCCAGGCGGTCATGGGCGGTGGGCCCAAGCCGTCGAAGGTGAACTGACGTGGCGTGGTGCGGACAACACTGCGACCTGGTGGCGCAGGTCATCGGGACGCTCATCGGCTCCGGCATCGGCTCCGGCATCGGGTGCGCACTAGCTGCGTGGTTCCTGGCCAGGGACATAGACAGGATGTTCGACAAGGACAAGGACAAGGACAAGGAGGAGTGACATGTGGGACGTAGTATTCTACGCCGTGTGCGCGGTCACAGGCGCGGTCACAGGCGCGGTCACAGGCGCGGTCACAGGCGTGGTCGCAGGCGTCTGGGCGACGTGGTACGTGACGATGAAGCAACTGGAGAAGTGACATGGGAATACGCGAGGCGATAGAGATACTGGAGAAGTTCAAGTACCACCAGATGATGTCCATGACCGAGGCCAACGCCAGGCTCTGGTGGCTGGCGAAGTCGACGTTGCGCGACGCGGTGGGGCAGGGCCAGATCCACAGGCGTCAGGTGCCGGAGGGCGTCGAGGTATGATATTCACCGGGCGCGACGTGACGGCGGGCGGTCACTGGGACATACTGGGGTGCGAGCACTGCGGGCACGAGCAGCAGTACGAGAAGAACACCGTCGACATCCCGAGGGTGAAGTGCGACAGGTGCGGCAGGACGCAGGACGAGAGACGACGCACCCGGTCGGATGCGCCGCAATGCTGAAGAGGGGGTTTATCATGGGCCTACTTGATGAGATGATGAGGCTGAGGCGCGTCGCCGAGGACATCGCCACGCTGCTGTCCAGGCGCCGGGCGAAGGAGGAACCCATGTTCCCGAACAAGGCCGAGGGGCTGGGCGACATAGACAAGTGGTTCAAACCGAAGACAGAGGAGGGACGAGATGAAGGCGATTCATAAGTATAACGTAGGAAAGGGCGGCGGGACGGTGACGATGCCGCACGGCGCGGAGGTCCTCAGCGCACAGGTCCAGCACGGACTGCTGTGCGTGTGGGCGGTCGTCGACCTAGAGGTGGAGCTCACCGAGGAGCGCGTCGTCAGGGTCTACACGACGGGCGAGCACGGCGAGTTCCCGGGCGAGTACGCCGGCACCGTGCAGTTCAACGAGGGCACGCTGGTGCTCCACGTGTTCGTCGAGATCTGACATGGACCAGGAACACGACATGAGGGCGCTGCAGGACAGGGTGAGGCGGCTCGAGGAGAGGCTCGACCGCATCGAACCGCACGTGGACAGGACCATCCCCATGGGGCCAGGCCCCTTCAACTACAAGACGTCCCCCATCCCACACATCAAGCCCATGGACCAGATGTACAAGCCCGAGGACGGGCCCCAATCGATGCCAGACGTGGACGAGAAACCCAAGCCCAAGTTCTTCAGCCGCGACATCCTTGGAGGGTCGAAGCCGGTGCCGACCGTCGACAGAAGCAAGGTCACTCTGACCGACGGATCGCCCGTCACCCCGGGACACCGGGAGATCAAGGAGAACGGGCAGCAGCGCGGCTACGTCGTCCTGTCGGCCGAGGAGCGCGCCAAGGGTCTCGTCCGACCGGTGAGGCAGTCCTACGTGCATGTCGGACACAGGCCAACCATGAGCGGTGGCGAGGTAGTGTCCCCGGTGACGGCGGGTGTGGCATGAAGACGACAATGGGGTTCGGGCTCGCGGAGACCTACGCGCGCGACCCCAAGTTCTATGGCCTCACATTCTGCACCGGGTGCAGCGGGCACTTCCCAGTCGATCAGTTCTTCTGGGACGGCACCGCCGAGAGGGTGGGCTCATGAAGTACGCCGACCTAGGAGACCTGCCGGAGGACACGCGCATCACCATGATCGGCAAGGCGCTGATGCATGCAGAGGGCGTGGACGGTCATCCACCGCAGGTGGCGTTCGTCGTCGAGGACGTCGAGAAGGCGACCAGGTACGTCAACAAGCTCACGGAGCAGTTCCCGGGCATCGACATGAAGGACCTGCTACCGGGCCCGGTCCCGGACACGGTGTCGGTCATCATGTGGAGGAAGCCGTCGTGAGGTGGCTGCTCGTGGTGCTGACACTGTCCGGCTGCGCGGGCGGGGACCTGACCAGGTGCCTCAGCGCCGACACGAACGACGAGTACGGCTGTGCGGTGATGAGGCTGTGAGCGTCGAGGAGATGGCGGAGGGCGCGGACGCGTCGTGCAGGCCGAGGGACGTGGCGTTCCTGTTCGGCGCGATGGTCGCGGTGTCTGTCGTGCTCATGGGTACGTCGGCGCTGTTGGCGCAGATGAGGTACAGACGGGAACACCCGAGGGGAAGATGAGGGAGTTCTCGACGCACGGGTTCAAGATCAGAGTGTGCCGTTGTGGCGCGGGACTCGGCCGCTGCCTCGCGCGCTACCTCATGGCGTCCTACGCCTACTACATCCTCGACGAGACGATCATGCCCGACCACGAGTACGACGCCCTCGCCAGGACGCTGCTCGAGGGGTGGGACAGGTTCGAGCACATGCACAAGCACCTGGTGAGGGAGGATGACCTCCGCGCCGGCACGCTCTACAGGTTGACCGCAAAGGACTACCCCGGCATGGTGAAGGGAGCAGTGACGCACAAGCTGTATGAGATGGGGAGGAACAGATGAAGTACAGAGACGAGGACTATTACAGGAAGGACGGGTTGCTGAAACCGCAGACTACAATGAGCAGCGATGTAGTGTTGTGTACGACGATGACGAAGTATAAGACGCTCCGCGGGTGGGACGGCACAGAGGTTACCGTTTACGAGGACGGGCCACGGGATGAGATGACATTTACAGCACCTATCTGCAGTTTCCGCTGCCCGGTGACGAGGATGGGGTATCTCTTCAACTTGAAGGAGGAAGAGACATACCTCAGGGCCTGCGACCTCAGGACAGAATGGGAAAAGGTTGCGATACGCGAGTGGGCATGCGAGCGGTCCGAGAAGAACTACCAGTACATGTACGGCCGAAGCGAAGGTAGATGGGACGACTATCGCGGAGTGTGGGTTGGCGTCGACCGCGCATTCGGGTATGGTGAAGATCATCCCAACTGTCGGTGCGTGACAACGCCCGTGGATTGGGACGAAGAACTACAACAGCAACAGAGGAGACAAGGCATGAATCTGACCACAGCGATATTCATCATCAACCCCAACGTACGGGCCATCCGCGTGAGCTACGAGCCCGGCCGAGAGGGCGACCAGTACGTGTTCAAGTCGTTCGACCAGTCCATCAAGGTGGACGACATGGTCGTCATTCCGACCGACAGCCGCTACAAGCAGACGGTCGGCAAGGTCGTCGAGGTGGATCTCGACATCGACATCGACTCGTCCATCCAGTTCAAGTGGATCATCGACAAGGTGGACCTCGCCGCGCACCAGAACGTCCTCGACCTCGAGGCGGACGCGGTCAAGAAGATCAAGTCGGCCGAGATGCTGTCGAAGCGCAAGGAGCTGTCCGAGAAGCTGAAGGCGGACAACCCCGGCCTGCTCGACAACCTAGCGATCGCGGACGCCTCGTTCGGCGCCCCGGCGACACCGGCACTGCCAGACGCGAAGACAGCGTCCTAGGCACAAGGTACCCTGGCGCGCAGCACCACACCCTGGTCCTATGGTGCGGCGCGCCTCGGCATCTCCATGCGGAGATGCCGAGAGAGCGGGGGAGAGCCAGACGGGGGTCCGCCAGGGACGGTAGGGTATGGCGGATCCCTGAACGGCTGAGGGAACAATCATGGCGAGTTGTCACAGGTGCGGCGCGCGACTCAAGAGGCGCGAAGACGGCAGACGCAAGTGCCGCGGCTGCGGGTTCGCACCCGGCGCGAAGGGCCTAGACAGAAGCGGACACAGGAGGGACTATGTGGAAGAGGTTGAAGAAGTGGTGGAGCGCGGGGCATGAGATCGACGACCTCGACCCCGGCGTGCCGCACGGCGCGATAGTCGCGGTCCCGACGGACGGACTCCAGTACAAGCTCATGCGCAAGCAGTTCATATGGTACGGGCCCAGGACGGCCGGACGCATGGGGCTCGTCGAGGTCTCAGGCGAGAAGTTCCCCACGTTAGAAGCAGCACAGAAACAGTGCGCCCACTTGCACAAGGCGCCACAGAGGATGACATGGTAAGATCGAAAGACAGACCCGACATGATGCTCGACCTCGAGACAATGGGCACAGGCAACGACGCGGCGATCATCGCCATCGGCGCCGTGATGTTCGACCCAGAAGCGTTCAGAGAGAACGGAGACTGGATGCAGTGCATCACGGGGGAGTTCTACGTGAACGTGGACCTCGAGAGCTCGATCCGCCACGGAGGCAAGGTGACGGGCGCAACCGTCGAGTGGTGGATGGACCAGTCGCAGGAGGCCAGGGACAAGCTCAAGGCGGCCAAGTTAGACGTGGACGAGGCGCTCGCCTCGTTCTCGTCCTGGGTGTCGCTGTTCGGCGACCCCGCCACCGTGTGGGGGAACGGCGCCACGTTCGACAACGTCGTGCTCCGCTCCGCCTACGACAGGATGGACTCAGACCAGTCGGAGCTGAAGTGCCCCTGGAACTTCCGCGCCGACCGGTGCTACCGCACGCTGCGGAACTTAGCCCCGAACCTGGTCACAGACATCCCCGGCCTCGTCGCGCACTACGCGCTGGACGATGCCAAGTACCAGGCGGTCGTCGCCTCCCGCATCCTGAGCAGGTTCAAGACACGGGGGGACGCGGCGTGAAGGTGATGGACCAGTTCCTCAAGGAGTTCTCCCCCGACGACGTCATCTGGCTGCAGCAGGCAGCGCGCGTCACCCTCTGCGGGTCCGCGCGGTTCGAGCAGGACTTCCACAGGGTGTCCGAGGAGCTGACGCTCAACGGCATCGTGGTCTACAGCCTCGCCGTCTTCCCGTCGACGCACGCGGGCCAGAAGGACTGGTACACCGACGCGCAGAAGGACACGCTCGACCTCGTGCACATGGCCAAGATCGTCCACTCGGACGCGGTCGTCGTGCTGGACAGGGACGGCTACGTGGGCGAGAGCACGTCGAGGGAGGTGGTGTTCGCGAAGGCGATCAACCGCCAGGTGTTCTACCTCGAGGGGCCGCCGAACTACCGGCAGATCATCGACGGCAGGGACATCCTGCGCCGCGGGCGGACGCCCTACGACATAACTATAACAGGAGCCACGTCATGACAAAATTCTGCAAGGACTGCAAGCACGCCGAGCCAGACCCGTTCTTCAAGATCTGGGCGCCCTTCTTCGGGTTGAAGTGGAAGTTCGCGAAGTGCACGAACACCAGGGTGCCGTACAACGCGGCCAACCTCAACTCGTCCGGCGTGGGCGACTTCCTCGCGTCCGGCAGGGGCAAGCGGCCGGACACCGCGAAGCCTATGACCTCGTTCTGCAGCACCGCGCGCGAGCTCGGGTTCATGTGCGGCCGGGACGCGGAGTTCTTCGAACCGCGGAGGGCCAAGTGAGCCCGAGGATAGACGACCACGGGAAGGCACACGCGAGGCTCAGCGCCTCGGAGAGTCACCGGTGGATGGAGTGCCCGGGCTCGGTCCAGCTGATCGAGAAACTGCCTCCACAGCTGAAGCGCAAGTCCAGCTGGCACGCAGACCAGGGCACCGCGGCGCACGCGCTGGGCGAACTCTGCCTGAAGACGAGGCGCACCCCGAAGGGCTACATGAACAAGGAGATCGCGGGCTTCGAGGTCGACCAGGACATGGTCGAGGCCGTCGACGTCTACCTGGCCGAGATCGCCGCGCAGAGGAAGCGCTACCCGAAGGCGGAGTTCGCCGTGGAGAAGCGGTTCGACGGCAGTTGGTTCGACCCCGACATGTTCGGGACGGGCGACTACTCGCTGTCCGCGATATTCGACCGATTCATCATCACCGACTACAAGCACGGCAAGGGCGTGCCGGTGGAGGTGGTGCAGAACCCGCAGCTGAAGATATACGGGTTCCTGGGCGCCGCCGAGGACGACTTCCAGTACGACGTCGCCGAGTTCGTCATCGCCCAGCCGCGCGCGCCGCACAGGGACGGGGGGATCAGGCGCTGGGAGATGCCCATGGCGGACCTGAAGGCGTGGGGCTTCGACGTGCTGAAGCCGGCGGCGGACGCCACGCGTAAGAAGGACGCGCCGCTGGTGTCCGGCGACCACTGCAAGTGGTGCCTCGCGCTGTCCACGTGCCCGCGCGTCACCGAGGACACGGCGGCCGTCGGGCTCGCGGGCTTCACCGAGGACGGGTTGGCCGACCTCGGGCACAACGGCGGGCCGGTCATGGACCCGCCGGGCGACGACGGCCACGCTCGCTCGCTCGCCTCCGCCCTCGAGAAGCTGCCCGCGCTGAAGGCGTACGTGAAGTCGGTCACGGCCGACGCCTACTCCGCCAGCAAGGCTGGCCTCAAGATACCCGGCTGGAAGCTGGTCGAGGGCAAGCTCGGCGACCGCACGTTCGCGGACGAGAAGAAGGCCACCCGCGTGTTCAAGAAGCACGGCGTGGGCGTCGACCAGCTCGTGGTGACGACGGCGAAGATGCTGACGCCCGCGCAGGCCGAGAAGCTGCTGCCCAAGGAGGTGCGCAGGGAGGTCATGGCGCCGCTCGTGGCGAGGGCGCCGGGCAGACCGACGCTGGCGCGCGACTCGGACCCGAGGCCGCCGATCGACCCGAAGGACGTGTTCCCCGACGACGAGGGGACGGACTATGCTGACTGACGACGAGAGGTTGGAGCGGTTCGCCGACATACTCAACAGACCGGGCGGGGTGCTGGTCTACCACCCCAGCAACGAGGTGACAGTCTGCGGTCAACTCGGCCACGTATTCTACGACCTCCAGAGGAGGGGCAAGCTGCTCCCGTCGGAACTCGCGCCCGCCGACTCGCTGTTCGCGATGGACAAGGCGGTGCTGGAACGCAGCCTCGAGGATCCGCTAATCACCAGATGGAAGCCGTCCGATGACAAATAAGTTCTACCTCCACATCACGAACCCGCAGTGGTACGCGCTGCGCGACATGGTACTGGTCAAGGAGCGCCGCATCTTCCCGCGCTGCGAGATGCCGAGGGTCGACGACCGCATGGCGGCGTCGCTCGTGGAGAAGGGCGTCCTCGTCGCGATCGCCGGCGACAAGTACCGCATCACCGACCAGGGGGTGGACGCCATGAGGCGCGTGGAGGCCCTGCATGAGCGTCAGACGAGGGACTGAGCGGGACGGCTACATGTGGTCCAACCAGAAGAGGCGCATCAAGAGGCAGCTGTTCAACCGCGACGGGTCGTTCTGCGCCGGCGAGGGGTGCTTCATCGCGTTCGCGCACGAGCGCGAGGCCACCATCGACCACGTCAGACCCCGCTCGAAGGGGGGTTCCAACGAGCTCGCTAACCTGCAATTGATGTGCAAGAAGTGCAACGAGGAGAAGGGCAACAGGTATGGAGAAGATCTTAGACATAGAGGTGGAGCTGCTCCACGAGACGCCGGCGGCGTACCGGGTGGCGAGCTGCACGACGGGGAAGGTGGCGTGGGTGCCGAAGTCGCAGTGCGAGCTGGACGGCGAGTCGCTGCAGCTGCCCGCGTGGCTGGCGGAGGAGAAGGGCCTGGTGTGAGGCGCTTCAAGGTCCGCGTCCAGAGGATCCAGCACTTCGTCGCCGAGATCGAGGCCCCCACGGCGCTGCAGGCCATAGCGAAGATCAGGGATGTGTTCCTGTGGCCGCACGCGCTGACGCAGGAGAAGTGGCAGCTGCTCGACATCGACGAGGGGGCTGCCGTGCAGGCTTCTATTTTACGGAAGCGACGCTAGGCTTAACCCACTGGACGCTGTGTCCAGCACGGGCCACCGATATGGATATTTGACATTGATATGGAGAGAAGATATGGCTACTGACAAGAAGGTACTGGTCACCCCACCGTTCCGCGTCTCGTTCCCCTGGGTCGAGGTGGCGCGCGAGCAGGAGAACGACGACGGCACGAAGAACAAGGGCAAGTACGGCGTGACCGCCGTGTGGATGCCGAACACCTTCAACGCCGTGCAGAAGCAGCAGTGGAACGAGATCCTGAAGCTCCTCGACGAGGTGTCGATCGCGGCCTTCAAGAAGAAGTGGAAGGACCTGCCGGCCAACTTCAAGAAGGGCCTGCGCGACGGCTCCGAGAAGGAGGGCCTCGAGGGCTTCCCAGAGGGTTGCATGTTCGCCAGCCTCACCAGCTCGCACAAGCCTATCATCTGGAACCGCGACAAGTCGGCCCGCATCGTGAACGACCCGGAGCAGTTCTACGCAGGCGTGTGGGCCCGCGCGATGGTGAACTGCTACTCCTACGACACGAAGGGCAAGGGCGTCGCGCTCGGGCTCAACCTGCTGCAGAAGTTGGGCGACGGCCCGCGCATCGGCGGAGGCCCAGGCGCCAACGCTGAGACCGCGTTCGCCGACCACGAGTTGACCGAGGCCGACGAGGCCTGGTTGACCAAGCAGGGCGCCGAGTTCGGCGCGTCCGACGACGAGGACGGCGGCTTCTAACAACCAGCACCGGTAGGGGCAGGGTCCAGCACATGGACTGAGACGAGTATACCCGAGGAACGCTGCGCCGTGGTGGCGTGAGACCCGAGGGTGAAAGGCTCAAACGGAGGGGCAAGACGGCCTAACTAGCCTTCAGCACCCCACCGGCCGGTGGACCGAGAAACACGAAACTGAGGAGAGACGCATGACCGACCAGACGAAGAAGAAGCGGGAGACCTACAAGATCGAGGGCGCCCTCTTCGAAAGCATCGAGGCGAAGTGCGTCGCGATGCTCACGATCGAGAAGGAGATGGAGCGCCTTATGCACAGCGCCAACGAGGCGCTGTGGAAAGAGGTCGAGGCCGCGTTCCCCGACCTCGAGGTCCGCAAGCACTACATGATAAACCGCGAGTACTCCGAGCAGGGCGTCATCTTCCTGGAGCCGAGCAAGAACTGCTGCGCGCACCACGCGATGGGCAACGTCCTCGACCAGATCGTCGAGAGCGTCAACAGGGCCGCGGAGAGCGCGCTCGAGGACGGCGACCCGAAGCCGGACGCGGGAAAGGTGCACTGACCATGCGCATCAACGAACGGAGCTTCTCGGTGGTCAAGAAGCGCGACATCATCCACCCGGAGCCGCCGGAGCACTGCGACGACTGCAGCAGGCGGATCACGGGCGTGTTCTACGAGACCGCCCCGGGGTCGCACCAGTCGCCGAGGCGCCGCTGCACCCCGTGCGCCATGGAGGGCACCGCCGACTTCCGCGCCAGGAAGTATATCAACGTCGCGAAGTTCGGCAGGGCCATCTTCAAGAAGACAGAGGGCTGAGCATGACGAAGGACGAGGAGAAGGAGAGAGACCGCATCCTCGCCGAGACGATAAAGCGTTGGCAGATGAAGGGCGGCGTCATCAAGAAGGTGAAGGCGCCGAAGGTCAGCGTCGAACACGTGCCGGTGGCCAAGTACAAGCTGGCCACCGGCACGCCGCCGCCTGAGCCCTACAGTCCGCCCCCTAAACTCCTCAAGAGACTGCTCGCCCGCAGGGGTCCCCCCATCAAGAACAAGAAGCTCGACCTAGCGGTCGGCGACATGGTGTTGGTGCCGGACTACGCGGAGGGCGTGTTCCACCGGGTGGAGGTCGTGTCCGTCGACCCAGAGGAGGTGACTGTGCGTTACAGCGACGGGAGGGTCAGACTGGCCGACCCTGTATGGGCCAGGGCACCGCATTGGAGTGAAGGACAATGAAAACACGACCTGTTAATTGGAATTTTAAAAATCTAGAATATCAACGTCAATTAAATATAAGTTGGCGTAGAAGGAATTATGCCAAGACACTATATAATCGATTGAAAAACAGGGCTCTGAAAAGGGAATTACCTTTTGATCTAACTATTACTTGGATAGAGAAAAGACTTAAAGGTATGACATGCGAAATAACAGGTGTCCCTCTGTCGTTGGACTTATCTAAGACTCTTAGAAGTAATCCATGGTCTCCTTCATTTGACCAAAAGAAACCAGGCAAGGGGTATACTAAAAGAAATACACAACTAGTGTGTTGGTGTTATAATGCTGCAAAAGGTGCATGGGGTCATGATGCGGTAGTGATAATGGCAGAAGCTTTAACAGGGGCAGACAAATGAAAGTTACTAAAATAACGGTTGAGAGAGTAGTGAACTTAGGAGATTTTGAGAACGAGAGGCTGGCTGTCACCGTGGTCGTCGAAGAGGGGGACAGCCCGGCAGCGGTCGTCATGAACGCCCGCAAGTTCATCAACGACCAGCAGAAGCTACTGCCGCGGAAGAAGGGCTGATGACGACGGAGGTCACATGTAGCGTTTCCAATTGTTCTCGTCCATCGAGAATAAAAGGTATATGCCAAACACATTATATGCGTCTACATAGAACTGGTAGCGTCAATGAATCATCCCCTATTGGTGCTAGAAACCATGGATTTGCTAAGAATAAAACTCCAGAATATCATTCTTGGATGATGGCTCGCAATAGATGTAATAATCCCAATGATAAATATTATCCATATTATGGTGGACGTGGAATTAAATTTTGTCCCAGATGGGATAGTTTTGTCTTATTTTTAGAGGACATGGGCCCAAGACCTGTCGGCATGACACTTGACAGGAAAGATGGGAACAAGGATTACGAACCTTCGAATTGTCGATGGGCTACATATCTAGAACAACAAAGGAATAGAGAGAAACGTGGAATAAAACTATGACTACTAAAGTGACTTTTGATTTCGAAACGCGCTCGCACGTCCCCCTCGCCGGCCCGCTGTCGGTCGGTTCGTACCTGTACTCGAAACACCCGACGACCGAGGTGATGTGCGCGTCCTGGCGGATCGACTGGCCGAACGGCGCCGTCACGAAGGCGAGGTGGCACCCAGCGTATGAGGAGATCGGCATCCAAGAGGAAGGCTTCGAAGACTTAGCGGAACTGCTGGAGGTCATCGAGAAGAGGGATTGGATCACAGGACACGACGACGTCGTCATCGAGGCGCACAACGCCTCGTTCGAACGCAACATATGGATGAACGTCTGCGTGCCTAAGTTGGGGTGGCCCGCCGTGGACGACCGCATGTGGCGGTGCTCCGCGGCGAAGGCCTCCGCGCACGCGCTGCCGCGTAAGTTGGAAGACGGGTGCAAGGCGCTGAGGCTCGACGTGCAGAAGGACATGGCAGGCCACAGGGTGATGACGAAGCTCTGTCGACCCAAGAAGGACGGCGCGTGGCCGGGCACGGCCGAGGAGTTCCAGAAGCTGTTCGACTACTGCGACCGCGACGTCGAGGCCGAGCACGGGCTCTCGTCGCAGCTGGTGGACCTGACACCGCTCGAGCAGGAGATCTGGTTCATGGACCAGACGATCAACGCGCGCGGCGTGATGGTCGACGTGCGGCTGGCCACCAAGGCGGTCTCCCTCGTCGACGAGATCAAGACGCGGAACAACAGGAAGTTCGCCGAGCTCACGGGGCTCAAGACCGTGTCGCAGCGCGACGCGTTCAAGGCGTGGATGGACACGTTCGCCGACCGCCCGCTCGCCGACACGCAGGGCACGACGCTCGTCTCGGAGCTCGCCCGGGGCTACTCCGACCCCGACGTGCAGGCGGCGGTGGAGCTGGTGTACAGGACCAACCGCTCCTCGACGAAGAAGTTCGAGACGATGCTGCGCCTGTCCGACCCCGACGACTCGCGCGTGCGCGGCACGCTGGTCTACTGCGGCGCGGAGCGCACCGGCAGGTTCGCTGGCAGGGGCATCCAGCCGCACAACTACCCGAAGGGCAAGGTGAAGGACATGGACGCCGCGTGCGACGAGGTCCTGGACAACGACCTGGCTGAGCTCGAGGCCGCGCACCCCGACGTCATGGAGCGACTCTCGCACATCGCGCGCGGCGCCATCGTCGCGCCGCCGGGCCGGGACCTGATGGTGTCCGACTTCGCGGCGATCGAGGCGCGCGTCATCCTGTGGTACGCCGGGGAGGAGGAGATGCTGGAGCTGATCCGCTCAGGCCAGTGCATCTACTGCGACATGGCCTCCGACATCTACGGCCGCCCGATCGCGCGTCGGAAGGGCGAGTTGGAGCCAGAGCGCAACCTGGGCAAGCAGGCGGTGCTCGGGCTGGGGTTCGGCATGGGGTGGCCGAAGTTCGTCGCGACGTGCGAGCGGTTCGGCATCGTCATCGACGAGAAGCTCGCCGCGCACGCGGTGAAGGTCTACCGCAACAAGTGCAAGAAGGTGGTGGGCTGGTGGACGCTGCAGGAGGACACGGCGGTCCACGCGATGAAGAACCCCGGCGAGTGGCACCAGGCCGGCAGGGTCAGCTGGGCGCTGAGCGAGGACAGACGCTTCCTGCGCTGCAGGCTCCCGTCCGGCCGCGACATCGTCTACCCGTGGCCGCAGCTCGTCCACAGCATGTCCTACTACTTCCGCGCGAAGAAGGGCGCCGACGGGGAGCTGCAGTGGTTCACCCTGACCAACAACTCGGGCAACCCCGCGCCGTGGACCCACGAGCAGGTGATGTACGAGGCGAGGAGGAAGGCGCGCAAGGCGGGCGTCGTCCTGGTGAACCCCGAGACGAAGGACGGCCTGCCGCCGCGCCCAGGCGAACCCATGTACTTCCTGCGCGAGAAGTGGACACTCAAGTACGTCGGCAAGGACACGGACACGAAGACCAACCGACAGGACGACGTCACGCAGTGGGGCTGGGTGCACACGTACGGCGGGAAGCTGACCGAGAACATCGTGCAGGCCACCGCGCGCGACCTGATGGCCGAGGCGATGCTCCGCGTGCACAACAGCGGCAAGTACGACGTCGTCCTCAGCGTGCACGACGAGCTCGTCTGCGAGGTCGACGCGTGGGACGGGGACCAGGAGGAGTTCGACGCCCTGATGGCCGAGACGCCGGAGTGGGCGGAGGGGTGTCCCGTGGCGGCCGAGGGTTGGCGCGGGAAGAGGTATAGAAAATGATTAGGAGATAATATGTTGACCAACTGTTTCATATTGATATTGTTCTTGAAGGCCAACGGCACCTCCGCGGGAGGGGTCATCACGATCCCACTGCCGAGCGAAGTGGTGTGCACGAAGGCATTGGAGTCGGCGAAGCACATGAAGACTTTCGAGGATGGTGTGTGCATATACAGTCGCACGGGCGAGGCTCCGAGATGACCGCAAAAAAATTCAAATACGAGATAGACCAAATATGGATAGATGAACTCACGCCACCTGAGTCCCCTATCTTTAAGCAATTCGTGCAGGAGCAACTAGAAAAACAGGCTGCGAGGCAGGAGGCACAGTTGCTCGACCTGTTCCTCGCAGCCCTGTGCGCTCCGATGGGTCGCGTCAGGTGCGAAGTGCAAGTAGCGCAATGGACGGGGGAGTTCCTAGGGCTCTCGCCGTACTACCCGTGAGCAACGACGGGCCCGAGGGGCGACCGTCGCAACGACTCCTGTTCGACCAGTTCAACTTCAAGGAGAAAGCGAGGCTGCTAGCCCGGCTGACCAAGGCACCCACGGAACACTGGGAACAGTACCCTGAGGAGGTCCTCACGCACCAGCTGGAGCTGGTGTCTGGCATGCGGAAGAAGATGGCGAGGATCAAGGCGCTGAAGGCCGAGGAGGCCAAGAAGGAGAAGGACACGTGAAGACGAAACCGTACAAGCACCAGCTCAAGGAGTTCGTCGAGCACCGCGACGACGAGGCGCGCGCCCTGTTCTGGTCCATGCGCACCGGCAAGACGAAGACGATCATCGACCTCGGCTGCTACAACTTCCAGAAGGGCCGCGTGGACGGCGGGCTGGTCTCCGCCCCGAACGGCGTCCACGAGAACTGGGTGAGGAGAGAGATACCCGCGCACAGCTGGGACGACGTGCCCTGCATGGCCATGGCGTGGTCGGCCAAGCGCAGCAGGCGGCCGGGCTTCGACGAGGAGTTCGAGGCGCTGCTGGCGTTCGAGGGCATGGCGTGGTTCTCCTTCAACGTCGAAGCGCTGACCGTCGACGCCCGGGCCAGGAAGTACATAGCCAGGTTCATAAACGCCCGCGATCTGCTGTTCGTCGCCGACGAGTGCGACGACTACGGGACGCCTAGCTCACAGCGCACGAAGGCCGCCAGGGCGCTCACCAAGAAGACCGCCATGCGCCGCATCATGTCCGGCACCCCGCTCGAGGACAGCCCGCTCAGCGCCTACAGCGAGTTCGAGCTGCTGAGGCCGGGCGCGCTCGGGTTCGTGTCGACGGGGGAGGTGGCGGACAGGTCGTACGTCAGCGGGTTCACGCACTTCAAGGAGAAGTACGCCGACTACAAGGAGGCGCGCACCGCCAACGGCCACAAGTACCCAGTCCTCAAGGGGTACAAGAACCTGGACGACCTCAAGGCGAGGATGGCGCCGTTCACGTCGGTCGTGCTGAGGTCCGACTGCGAGGACATGCCGAAGCTGGTGTCGACGCAGCGCTTCTACGAGCCGAGCGCCTACCAGATGGAGCGCTACCTCGAGCTGTACGACAACGCGATCATCCAGCTGAAGTCCGGTGAGCTGACCACGTTCGAAGGCGGCGCGAGGGTCCTCAAGATGCAGCAGGTGCTCGGAGGCTTCTTCATCTCGCCCGACGGAGACGTCGAGAGGCTGGAGGGCCCGAACCCGCGACTGGACGCGCTGGCCGAGGAGGCCGCGTTCGCGCTCAGCACGCGCGGCAAGTTCATAGTGTGGGCGAGGTTCCGCGAGGAGATCGCGATGATCGTCGAGCGCCTGCGGGAGGACGGCATGGACGTCGTGGAGTACCGCGGCGGGATGTCGCGCAACGCCAAGCTAGAAGCACTGGATAGGTTCATGGATGACGACGCCGTGGACGGCCTGGTCGGTCAGCCGGCGGCAGGCGGACGCGGCCTCAACATGTCGCGCGGCAAGTCCATCCTGTGGTACTCGTACGGCCCCCGCGCCCGCGACCGCCTGCAGGCGAACGAGCGCGCCACCGTGTCGGGCGGCGAGGACATCGACCTGATCGACATCGTGGCCACCAACTGGATGGAGGATCGCATCGCCGGCCTCATCGACTGGCACGTACTGGAGTCCCTGGAGAGCAAGCACACCAGGGGCGAGGACATGTCCCGGTCCGGAATGGTCTCCTATCTGGCATGGGCCGCAGGTTTACCAAGTTCCAAGACTGGTGCAGGATGAGCCCACATACCCAGATCAGCTGGGTATCAGTACGAACACGCAACCAAGGAGAATAAGTATGACTGTTACAGTGAAGAAGGCCGCCGTCAAGGCGGACGTGAAGCCTAAGGCGAAGATCGGCGACGTAGCGCGCGCCGCTATCATGGACGGCAAGACCAACGAGCAGGCGCTCGCCGAAGTCCTGAAGAAGTTCCCAGGCGCCAACACGAAGATCAGCTCGATCAACTGGTACCGCACCGAGCTCCGCAACGACGGCAAGAAGGTGCCTACCCTCGCCAAGAAGGCCACCGCGCCGAAGCTCGTGAAGAAAGCCGCGCCGAAGGCCCCCGTCAAGGTCGCCCCCAAGGCGCCCGCGAAAGCGCCGACCAAGTCAGCGCCTAAAGCGCCTGCCAAGCCAGTGGCACCTGCGCCGAAGGCGCCCGTCGCACCGAAGGCGCCTGCGAAGTCGTCCAAGTTGGACGACTCAGAGGGCGGCTTCGACTAAGGGACGACCTGGAGGCGGACTGCTGGCCACAGCACCGCGCCTGGTCTGAGGGGGTCGCTCCGGCGGCCCTCTCTTTTACCCAGTTCTTCCGCAGGTTTACCCAAGGCTGGGACTACCGTATTATCCAAGTACACTCGAACAAAGGAGACTGACCATGCGAATATCTATGACCATCCTCGCCTGCCTGACGCTCGCAGCCTGCGCGCCGAAGACCTACGACAAACAGGGACTCACCCACGCGCAGAAGCAGAAGGACCTGCAGGACTGCCAGTACGAGGCGCAGGTCCACACCAGCGCCAGCGACGGCGTCTTCCACCAGGCCAACCTGATCGACGCCTGCCTCCGCAACCGCGGCTACAGCACGAACTAGGGAGGGCGACATGGTTAAAGTTTCAACTAAGAAACAAAGGAAACCTGTCGAACCCGTCGAAGCCCTGTGGCCAGACGACGGGATGACGATGGAGATGCTCTCCGACAGACTCGGCTGGGCCAGGGTCTACTGGACCATAGGGCCGTCGCCCCGGAGCGCCGTGTACCCGAACGACGTGAAGGACCCGCCGAACGCCGGCTGGTCGCACGCATTCGTCCTGCCCTCGGGCGGGAGGAGGGTGCGCCTGTTCTGCCCCTTCACGTTCCAGGGCTACGACGTCGGCGAGAAGTCGGCCGAGTACAACAGCCTGACCATGCCGAGGAAGCCGCTCCGCGCGGGGTGGATGGCCGAGACGATGCTCGAGAACTGGAAGGCGAACGAGCGGTACGGTTTCCAGCGCGACTACGACACCGCGACCCGCGTCTTCATGGCCATGGGCCTAGACGTGCCGATGCGGGTCGAGAAGCCCGTCGAGGTGGGCGCCGAGCCGAAGAAGCGCAAGGGCAAGCCCGCAGGGCCGACGCTCCTGAAGCCCGTGGCGCGCGACAGTCGCCGTGGCAGGGTGCTCGACTGGTTCATGGACAGCATGGAGCCGCGCTCCGTGCGCGAAGCGATGGCGGAGTTCGACACGACCCGCTCGAACATCCTCACGGTGTTCTTCCAGCTCAACAAGGACCACGGCATCGGCTACACGCTGTCCGGCGACGCCGCGGAGCTCGAGCTGCCGAAGGCCGGTTGCAAGCAACTCTTCTGCTAGGAATGTAACATGGGATTGTTAAAAGGGTATGAACGCATGGATAAGATTCGAAATAAAGTGTCTAAGAAAAAGACGAGGTCAAGAATTGCGAGTTCAAAGGTAGAGTGGATGCAGAGGTTCGAGAACATATTCGGCTTCGAGGTTATGTATAAAGATCGCTATATGGCGTATGAGATTACTTGGGATCAATTCAAATTATTGAATCTTACGTGGATCAAGAAAAATACGGAAGTAGGCATAAATCTATTGGAGGGGTTGTGAAAATCCCCAAGATAATAATCGACGAGCTCGAGAGGTGGGACCTGAACTACGAGTTCGTCGACGGCGGCCCACACGTGAAGCTCTACGTGGACGGGAGGTTCATAGGCATAGTGCCGAAGGGTTCCAAGAAGGACACCATGGGCGGACGCGGGGGCATGAACATAAGGGGCAACATACGCCGCGCGGCCCGCGGAATCCAAGGGCTGCGCGGCGGGTGATCGCGGGTGCCGTCGGCGCGGCCACACGCGCTACGCTGTTCCCTGTGAGGCCGTTATCCTTTTCGGGGCGACGCAGGCAGCGGGGGTTCTGCATGTGCCTCAGCCTAAGACCCGCCCTCACAAGCCCGCCGCCGTACGGTCAGTCCGGCGGCGGGCACTCAACCACTGACCGACAGAGAAGGAAGACGACATGCTGAGTAAATTTCTGATGCAGGTAGAACGATTCCAACGCGAGATCATCGGCTACCCGATCCCGTCCACACCGACGAAACTAGACAAGAAGCGGGCGCAGGCGCGTTACAAACACCTGCACGAGGAGGCGACGGAGCTGCTGTCCGCGAAGACCTTCGACGACCAGGTGGACGCCTGCATCGACTCGGTCTACGTGGCGCTGGGAGCGCTGGTCGAGATGGGCGTGCTCGCCGGTCCGTCGTTCGACGAGGTGCACGAGGCCAATATGAAGAAGGTCCGCGGCTCCGTCGCGCACCGCCCCGACCACGGCGGCTACGACGCGGTGAAGCCTGAGGGCTGGAACCCGCCCGACCACGCGCGCTACCTCACGGTGACTAAGGCTGACATCGACGTGCTGCAGGCGATGTCGCCGGTGCTGCGCGAGGTCGTCGAGCTCCGCCTCAAGAAGGGCAACGACTACAACTCCGGCGTGGAGCTGAAGGACTACTTCCCGTTCGGGCACGAGTCCTACTCCCAGATGGTCTACCTCAAGGGGCTCCGACTCGTGAGCCTGGTCAAGCTGCTGCGCCAGGGCAAGTCGGCGATCTTCGAGGGCATCTACGACACGGTGCTGGACAGCATCAACTACGCCGTGTTCTACGGGGAGTGGCTCATCGGCAAGAAGCGCGATGTCGACCACCTGAAGAAACTCCTCGAGAAGAAGGACTGAGCCGATGCTGCTGACAAAGCCACAGAGGTTATTCCCAGTAGACTACACCTCGCTGCTGAAGCAACTGCTCGACGAGCCCGTCAAACTCAACAGGCGCACGGGCAAGGGGATCAGGGCGGTCGCGGGCGGCGCGTCATTCAAGCTCGACCTGTCTGACAGGAAGATGCCGGTGTGCGGGGTGAGGAAGCTCTACCCCGGGACCGCGGCGGCCGAGGTCGCCTGGTTTCTGTCCGGCGCGAGGGACACGAAGTGGCTCGACAGGTACTGCAAGATCTGGAAACCCTTCGCCGAGCCGGACGGCGGGGTGGACGCCGCGTACGGCTACCGCTGGCGGACGCACTTCGGCCGCGACCAGCTCCGCGACGCAGTCGACGCGTTGACGGTCAACCCGTCGGACCGCCGCATCTACGTCTCCGCGTGGGATCCGACCAAGGACGGTCTCGGCAGGCCTTCGAAGAACGTACCGTGTCCAGTCGGATTTACCCTGTCATTGCAACAGGTATATCGGGCTGATGAAGATGGCCCAGCTGAGTATACCTTACACTCGAGCCTGTTCATCAGGTCGAGCGACGTCTTCGTCGGGCTGCCGTACGACGTTATGGGGCACGCGATCCTCATGGACGTGCTCTGCGCGAGCCTCGGCGTCCCCGCGACGCTCGGGACGATGACGGTGACGCTCGCGCACCCCCACCTCTACGACGTGCACACGAAGATGGCTGAGGAGTCGTTGGTAGCCATCCCGACCTACAGCAATGTGCCGCTGATGGGGTTCGCCACCCTGGGCGACGTCACGGATGACCCCGACGGGTTCGTCGCGTCGTACAGGGAGCGCGCCAGCAAGGCCGAGTGGCCGACATTCAAGTGCAACCCGGAGCTCGTGCTGTGAGGAAGGACCGGCAGATGCCCGTCATCGCCAAGCTCGGGAAGTGGGACGAGAGGTTCATGTACATGGCCTGCGGTGTGGCGGACTGGTCGAAGGATCCGAAGGTCAAAGTCGGCGCAGTGGTCGTCTCCCCCGACAAGCGTCAGTTCAGCGTGGGGTACAACGGCTTCCCAGTCGGTGTGGACGACAGCGACGCCAGGCTGAATGGGCCGCTGCGCGTGGACCTGACGGTGCACGCCGAGCTCAACGCCATCCTGAACTCAGGCAAGGACCTCACCGGGTGGACGCTGTACGCGACGCGGCAGCCGTGCCTCGAGTGCGCAAAGGCCATCATACAGGCGCGCATCGCGCGCGTCGTGTCGCCACCCATCGACCGAGTGTCCTCGTGGAAGGACAGCTGCGACTGGGGAGGCCAGATCATGCGCGAGGCGGGGGTAAACACGGACTACTTCACACAGACGGAGGTATCATCCCTATGAAGCTCATCATGGCGGTCAGCAAGGACGGGTACATCGCCAAGGAGGACAGCGACGACATGTCCTGGACGGGGTTCGACGACAAGCTCGTCTTCCGCCTCATGACCATGGTCGGGGGCAAGCCGCTCGGCGCGGGCCGCAAGACCTACGAGACGATGCCGGCGCTCAAGGCCAGGACGCTCGTGTCGCTGTCCAACGACCCGAGGCGCGGGTGCACGCTCGACGCGTTCGACGCGCAGTACCCCGACGCGTGGCTCATCGGCGGACAGGACGTGGCGCTGCAGGCGATCGCCGAGGAACGGGTCACCGAGTTCTTCCTGTGCCACTCGCCCAACGCCATCTTCCGCGGCGTGAAGGCCGACCACCGCGTCCTCAACTGGGGCACCGTGGTCACCGAGATCCGAGTCGGCCACACGCGCGTCGAGGTGCGCCGGTGAGCCTGGAGTCTTCCCTCTGGGGTTGGCTGTACAGGGTGTGGAAGGACGTCAAGGGACTCCACTTCACGCGCATAGAGAACTCCGCGTCGTCCGGCACGCCGGACGTGGAGGGGTGCACCGGCGGTCTGCAGTTCTGGATAGAGCTCAAGATCGCCAAGAGGCCGAAGCACAGACACGACATCATCAAATTAGACCACTTCCGCGTCAAGCAGGTGGTGTGGCTCCACAACAGGTGGCTGGTCGACGGGAGGGCCTGGGTACTGGTGAGGGTCGAGGGCAACGGCCCCCGGGTCCACTATCTCCTGAGCGGCGGCATGGCCCGCGCGCTGTACGAAGGGATGACCGAGGACGCCATGGACGAAGTGTCCTGGATCGACGCACACGCATCGCCCATGGATGTGTTGCGCCGGGCGAGCGTCTGGTAACTTTTCGTTAGCTATAAAGTCCAAGTATACTTGAAAATAGTGCTTTACTTCCAAGCTTGGACATGGCACAATATTCTTAATCGATCGGGATCATCCGGTCGATGAAACCTAGGAGAAAACCATGGAAAAATCGAAAACCACCTATTGGGCTGTTTATCAGCAGAAGGACATCTTGTTCTCAGGTACGTTCACGCAATGCTGGAACTATCTGACGATGGAGTTCGGACACATGACGATGGCTGAAGTCGTCATGGTGGGCGTCAAGATCGCCCGCAAGGCTTAACCCTAAGGGGAGCCTACGGGCTCCCCACTTTTCCACACGCTAAGGAGACTGACCATGAAGAAAGATCCATTATTCTCAGAAGAAAATGTTGAACTCGTCGCGAACGAGTTCTTGAAGATTCTCACACGTTGGTTCGCGCACGACGGCAAGAAGCTCTCAGCAGACAGAGTCAAGAACGCGAATGACTACTACGACGCCAACATGGCTATGTTAGAGGCGGCTGAGAAATGCGACGCCACAGCGAACATAGAAGACGAAAAATTCTACTACTTTATGAATCGTGCGTGGAGCAGAGCCATCGAAATTCAAACCAAGAAATGAGGAGACTGACCATGACTAAGACAGAACGCTACGTGCGTAAACAAATAAAGACTTTGGAGAAGGACATCGTGTTCGACGGACAGGTGTACAGTCGCGGCATGCTCGCCGCATTCCAACTTGTTCTACAAAGAATCGAGGATGAGAAGATAGACGAGTTCTTGGACGAGGTACCATTATGAAGACGCTCATACCCTTCCTGTCCGTGGTGCTAGTGGTGTGCCTTGGCGCGTACAGCCAAGGCTACCGCGTCTTGAACCTCAACCAGTTCGACTTCCTCACGCAACTCGAACTCGTAGGTGCCTTGAGCAAGGAGGTACACCATGACGGTGCGCGTGCTGAGTAAACCCGTGTTTCAGATGGTGCTGAGAGAGCTGCGGAAGACCGGTCACAAGGTCACGAAGCTTAGCGCCGGCTACGTAGTTCACGACGGACAAGGCGTGCAGAAGCTCAAGGCTATGCAGGGCACCCGCGGGTACCTTGTCCGCTACGACAATTAACTCAATCAAAAAAAGGAGACCGACCATGTCAGCCCAAATCATAGATTTCCCAGTTAAAAATAGGGTGGAGAAGAACTCCGTCCAACAGACCGGTCAAGCTATGTTGGACGCCTTCGAGCGCCACGACACGTACGCCGTAGCGCTCGCCATTGTCACCTCCGCATGCGGGTGCGACGAGTGCGAGTACGTCCGGGAGCTGATGGCCACAGACCAAGACGAGGCCATAAAGTACCTCGAACGCAAATACTACGTCCAACCCTCTGTCTAACCAACCACAGGAGACTGACAATGACGACCAACTACAAACACCGCATCGACAGCATCGCCAAACAGATCGGCGTGCTCTTCAACGACATGATGGACGAGCCGATGGGCGGCTCGGACCTGCAGAACACGCAGCAGTTCATCCGCAACCTCGACGACGTCGTGTACGGCGTCGAGGACGCGCTGGCCGAGTTCCGACATCAGCTGCTCATCGAGAACGGGGAGGTCGCCCAGTTCGAGCGCCTCAACAGACCGCTCCGCGCGCCGAGCTACGAGTCGGTGGCCAAGATCATGTCGGAGGACCGCGGGTGAGGTCGGTCGCGCCGCCGAGGGGGAGACTCTTCCAGGAGGACCTCCTCCGCCGACCCTTCTGGATGCTGGTCGCGTGTTCGCTCGTCAACAGGACGACGTGGGAGGTCGCCGAGCCGGCGTTCCTGTCCATCCGCAGGAGGTACCCGACGCCGGGGCACCTCGCGCGGGCGAGGGCTTACGACATCGGCAGGACGCTCCGACCGCTGGGACTGTGGCGTCAGCGCGGACGCAGGCTGCCCGAGTTGGCTAAGGCCTGGCTCGCCCGGAGGCCCGAGACGTCTGCCGACGTGGAGTCCCTCCCCGGATGCGGGCGTTACGCGGCCGATTCGTGGGCCATATTCGTAGAAGGTAGACGCGACGTCGAGCCTGACGACGGGAAATTAAACTGGTACGTAGAGACCAGGATCAAGAACATTGAATGCAGCAAAAACACTTGAAACCTACAGGAGAGACTGACCATGCCACAGACTGCCAAGAAGGCGAGACTCACCCACAAACTGAAACCCCACACCAAGAAGAACCTGCCGACGGTCGCCGTCGCCGTCGCCGTCGCCCAGCCGCACGTCATGGCCGAGGTGCGCATGGTGATCGAGACCAAGAAGGACGCGCTCGCCGAGATCGCCGACATGCCCGAACTGTCGGACGTGTCTAGCGTGAAGACTGTCGCGTGCCAGCTGCTCGTCGCCGTGCACTTCCCGGGCAAGACGAAGGACGACTGGAAGATCGGCTTCTCTTTCAACTCCATACTCATGCGCATCGGCCAGCTCTTCCCGGATGCCAAGACCTCTGAGAAGTGCCTGCGGTGGTACCTGATGCGGATCCGGCAGGAGGACAAGGGCTTCGCCGGGTACGTCATGCTGACCCGTTTCCAGCGCCCTAAGTCGAAGACGTCTGCGACGCTCAACAGGTTGACGTAAAGAAAAAGGGCCCCTCGGACTCGCGTCCGAGGGGCCAGTGCAACCAGGGAGACTGGTATCTCTATTGCTGCCAGGGCAGGTTGCCCTTGTCGGCCAGCTTCTCCGTCGTACGGAGCACGCCTAAACCCAACATACCCATCAGCGTAGTCGTCAACGTGCTCGTGTCGAAGTCGGGCAGTTTGACTTCGTGGCCTGTGTTCGCCAACGCGAAGGCGAGGACGGGCTGCAGGATGAGGTGGTACACGAACGCCGCGCCGCACGCCCACCCGATGAACGGCCGCCACCCGGAGACGAAGAGCGAGTTGCTGGCCGCTTCGACTTGGTTGATGGCCAGCTGCCCCGCCGCGAGTTGCGAGTCCAGCGCCTCGGCCTTCAGCATGAACTCCTGCGCGTCCTTCTCGGCCTGGGCCTTGTCGGGCCCGGCCACCCGGTCGATGATGTCCTTGGCTAGGCTCGCGATGTCACCTAGGCCTGGGCCCCCGGTGACTAGGTCTGCTACGACCCCCACGCTACAGCTTCTTGATCTCGTCCTCGACCTTCATGTCGAGGGCCTTGTACTTCGAGACGATGAGCGTGAGGAACTCGTGCAGGTGCGAGTCGACGTCCGCGCCGACGGTAGAGAGCTTCTTGACCTCGTCGGCGATCTTCAGGCCGACAGCATCGAACTTCTGCGCTGTCCAGGCTAGGAGTTCGTGCAGGTGTGACTTCTGTTCGTTCTCGAGTTGCTTCTTCTGACGCTCGACGAGCAGATCGGCCGCGTCGGTGGTGTTGACCACGATCGTCTTGACGTCTGCTGTCACTTCGGTCACCGCGACCTTCGTATCTGCAGCCGTGCTCGCCACGGTGGCTGACGCCGCGGCCACAGATGCCTTGACTGCGTTCTCTGCGTTCTTCACTGGTTTAGGGTCGGCCATTGTATAGCTCCTTGTTGATAGTTGATGTCGTCTCAGGACCCCTGAGTGGGGCTAGGCGTAGGGCTAGGTGTCGCTTGCAGCGTAGCAATCTGGCTCTGCCAGTTGGTGATTTGCAGGCCCAGAGTGGTATTCTGGCGGGCTGCATTGGCCGTGTTTGTTGCTTGCTGTGCCTCGGCAGCAGCGACATTAGCGTTCAGTACGTCGATCTGTGTAGTCATAAGAGTCTCCTTTAAAAACCTTCGATGATTAAAAAACCCGTGCTGGTAGTTCCAGTCACGGTGACAGCAGTGGTAGAAAGGCTCGTAATAAGTGTTGCAGTGAGTTCATTGGTATTCAAAATAGCGGGCGTGTGTGAGAATGCGGTAGGAAATGTGTATGATGCTGTCCCTAGCAAAGCGGCGCAATAGATAATCACCTTTTTATAACTGCTGCCCTGCTCCGGTTGCGAAAACACTGCCGAGCCGGAAGTAGAGCCGCTCACGGTTGTTTGGACTGCCGTATTGTTGACGATAGGTGTCGAAAGTGATTGCCCCGCCGTGATACCTGTCGATTGGCTTATACTAAGCGTCACGGCAGAATACGCACTCCCGGGATCGCCAAGAAGAATATCACCAGCATTATCCGTACTCAAATAGATGTTGCCATTTGTGTCGGAGAATGCGCTCCCCTGAATATTGGCCTCTGATACCAGGCCATCTTCAAATGTAGGTGAACCACCACTCATAATAAAGGAGCCTGTGATATACCCAAGGCCATTATTAAATATCAATGTTTCTGTACTTACACTTGTACTAAAAAATGCTGTTCCATTCGGTGTGATATTCCAAATATTCCCGTTGCCATCCCCCTGAGAATTTCCGGCATCGTACATAAATGTATTCGAGGAATCGCCGTTAATATTTCCGCCATCAAAATCCATCAGGTAGGAGTCATTGTTGTAGAACCGCCCGGTGTTAATCCCTATGCCGTAGAAAGCCCCTACAGCACCCCACTGCACGAACTCACCGTTTGAAAATCCGGCAGCATATTGAAGCAAGCTATCATCGCCGTTTACATCATACACATAAGTGGTGTATCTACGCTGCTCCCCACTCGCGTCACGATTACAATAATTAATCTCTCCGTATCGCTGGCCATATCCCCCATACATAGTAAAGGAGCACCAATTCTCCCCAAAGTTTTCATCGAGTGCGCCAATGCCGAACAGAACATCGTCTGTCGAATCGTAAGCAGCGATTAGTGGCTGGTTATAGCCGTCTGCAATAGCGGAAAAGCCTTGTACGATTAAGGCAGTCGTTGCCGATGTGCCCGTGCTGATTGTTGTCGTATTGGTAAAAAGATTCTGTCCGGTGAAAGTTTGGTCAGCATTTAATAGCGCAAGATTGCTAGATGCAATGCCGCTGTCCTGCACGAGCTTGCCCCCGGTGCCGCTGAAGGACGCGATGTGCCCGGAGACCGCCGAGCTGGGGCCGGCCACGAACGAGGCTGCGTTGCCGTTCAACTTGCCGATGGCCACGACGACACTGTCCGTGGCCGCGATGACGCCGGCGGAGGACGCGTAACCGGTGAGGGGCGCGGATATGGCCCGGGAGTTCGTGAAGTAGAGGTTCGTGTTCTCCGTCACCTGCGCGGTGGTGTAGTCCCCGGCCGTCGCGACTATCGCCCCGTTGCGGCCGAAGACTGACGTCACACCCGCGGGAGTCGGTGTCTGCCACGACACGGCGTAGTCCGCGTTGCTGCTCTTCGTGGCGACCTGGCCCGTGGTGCCGCCGACGGGCAGACCCCGGCCGGACGCGCCCTGTGGACCGACACCCGCCAGGTTGACCACCATGGAGACCGGGGACAACGTCACCTTGATAGCGTTGTTCACCACGACAACGGCGGTGGGCTGGGAGACGATGGTGACGTTTGTCATGGGACCGGACTCACGTTTGCGGTTACAGAGAAATTACCCGAGAAGATGGGCGTCTCGACGCCCGCGCCGCTGACGATCCACACGTCGTAGGGATAGGAGCCGGGCGGCATCGATGCGGTCACTGCGCTCGCTATGTTGAGCACGCACTGCCCGGTGGTCGGACTCGGGACGGTGATCCCCCCGTTCATGGTGTTGAGTGTGAGCGGGTCGGCGCCGACGTTGATCTGACACTTGAGCGAGTAGCCCGTGAGGTCCATCGCTGCGCCGCTCGCCTGAGAGAGGGCGAAGGAGAGAGCGACGGTCTCACCCGCGATGATCCCGATCGATGTCTGGTTGTTGATGGATGTGACGTTCATGCGATCCCCCTGTAGAACTCGTGTCTGCCTATGACCTTGCAGGGCGTCTGGCCCTCAGCCCAGTCCGCGTGCGTGCCCACCACCTTGTAGAACGTGGCGCCGTCGGTCAGGTCCGCTAGATCGCCCGCGACGGCCTGCGCCGCGATGTCGAGGCACTGCGCGAAGATCGGGTCCGACGCGTCGACTGACTCGAGCAGCGCCCTGTTCGGGTCGTTCTCGTTGTGACAGGAGAACTGCCACGGGGCGAGGCAGCAGGCGACGACGTCCCCGTGCCCGAAGTGCGGGTGGTCCGGCAGCGCGATGCGGTTCATCACCACGTTGGCTATGGCGGTCAGGCCGTCGACGCCCTGGTTGCGTGCCTCGCCGAACATCGTGCGGCCGAGCGTGTCCTGCGGGTCTGTTGTGTCCATGTTCAGTCTCCCCTCGATGTCTTGGTGATGATGCCGACGATGCTGCTGAGCTGGGCGGACAGGCCGCCCATCTGCGTGTTGAGGCTGCCGAACTGGAGGTTCATCTCGCTGCGCACGCTGGCGAGGTTGCCCTTGAGTTCGTTCACATCGTCCTTGAGCGCGAACTTTCTGTCCGCATCCTTGAAGTCCTCCCTATGCTCGTCGTACTGCTTCGTCAGCAACCCTTCCACTTTCTCGACCTCCCCGTTGATGTGTTCGTAGATGGCCCCCACCGCCCGGAGGATGTAGGCCCACATGACGCCCATGAGCACCATGAAGAACGTGCCGCCGAGGCCGATCACCCAAGTCAGTACTGTAATGTCAGACATCTCAATCCTTTCCGTCATATCCTTAGTTGCGTTGCTGCCGTCGGCCAGAGTGGACCCCGTCAGAGTGTTAGTGCGTACAGGGTGCATCCGATGATCGCTCCGTCGGTGAACTCAGAGAACTCCACCGCGTGGGCCTTGTTGATGAAACCGTAGACGTAGTAGGGCAGCCCCATGAGGACGAACACGCCCGCGTAGACCGCCCGGTCGAGGTGTCCGAGGATGAGCGCGTCGCCCACGACTACCGGCACGAACAGCGCCTGTCGCGCGGTCATGCACGCGAGGCCGTACAGCCTCGAGTGGTCGGGGTCGTTGCCGATCTCCTCCGACCAGTACTTGTCCCATGCCGGCGTGCACCAGAGCATCAGCGAGATGTACGTCCAGCAGAACAGTTCGAAGGCGACGTGCCAGTCCGGCAGCTCCAGCGCACCTACGCACAGCGCCATGAGCCCCATGCTGACCAGCCTCCCCGCCTCGGTGGAGTCGGTCTCCTCGTAGAGCCTGCTGCCGCGCGCGCGGTTGAAGAGCATGCACGCGGCCGCGACGAGCAGGCCGGTGATGATCTGCGTCGTGTCCAACGTGAACATGGTTCGCCTCACTCTAGAGTTTGTTCGGGGGTATCGACCGACTGTCCGATCTGTACCCAGTAATTGACCTGCTGCACCGTGAGGCCTTCCGGCGGGGTGTAGCGCCACTTGTTGGCCTCCCGGTATTCTCTCTCCCACAATTGGAAATTGAGGTGGTAGGTTTGGATCGCCTCGCCGTAACTCTTGAGATTAGCGAAGTGGGCGGACAGGTCTGCGAAGTAGATCTGGATTTCATCCGGTGTGGATTCCGCTGTCGGCCTCCTGGGCGCTACGGGTTCCACCGGCACAGGGATAGGGTCAGGCAGCGGCGGCAGATCGTCCTGGTCGCGCAGTTCGATAAAGTTCTTGACAATGTTGTTAGAGTCGACGAGTGCTGTACGCATGATATTTTCTCCTATAGAACCCATTCAATTACGCAAACACCATTCGCGCCTGCGCCGCCAGCAGAGCCAGTGCTAGAAGATCCGCCACCACCAGAACCATAGGCTTGACCGGCGACACCATTACCCGTTGTTGCAACGCCACCGCCACCGCCGCCCCAAAATGAACTGCCGCCGATGCCAGAGAATTGCGCGCCACCTTGGTTAGCATTCGCACCGCCACCGCCACCCAATATGGATAACGTAGCATTCGTACAAGCGCCGCCGCCAGCACCGCCCACCTGACTAAGACCAGCGGTTCCAGCACCACCACCAGGTGCGGTGACCGTCGTTGCACCAAAAACCGCAATGCTGCTTCCGCCCGCTGAACCTGCACCTGACGTGCCACCCGCGCCTGCACCGCCGATCGTGATTGAGTAGTTCGTACTGGGCGACAGACCTGTCGCGATGTAGACCGCCGTGGACGCGGCGCCACCGCCCGGCGCTGCATTACCGCCACTTTGTCCACCGCCGCCGCCGCCGCCGCCCGTGATCGTGATCTTGAACTGCGTCGACGAAGTGGTGGCCGAGGGTGTCGTGAAGTTGCCGCTACTGGTGATGTTGGTGTAGTGCAGCTGACCGACCGCATTCGCCCACTGCGGGTTAGCGCTCGAACCCTGAGTCTGCAGGAACTGACCAGATGTGCCAGGGGCCAGCACGTTCCACGCGCTCGCCCCGCGGTAGAGGACGTTCCCCTGCGTAGAGCCGATGCACGCGTCTATGATTGCCGTCAATGTGTCTGCGGAGGGGGACGCCGTGCCTCCGCTGATGTTCGCGAGGACCGTGTTGTTCGACTGCGTGGCGAGTGCGCCAAGTGGGAGTTCACCCGCGGTCACACCCCAGAAGTTGCGCTCGTCCACGACCATAGCGTTGGTGATCGCCGTCGTCGTCGAGAGGAGGGGGGAGGCGACGGTGCCGATCTGCGCGACCGGGAAGCACCCCGCGGTGATGGTCGGGGCGGAGGGGGTGCCCGTCGTCGGCGTGCCGGTGACGATCGAGAGGACGCCGGTGAGCGCGTTGATGACCGCGCGGTCGATGCGCTTGTTGCTGCCGGAGGGCGCAGTGATGGTGCCGGACACCTGGCTGGCCACCTCCGTCAACACCGGGCTGTTGGTGCTGTTCATGATCGAACCGGCGTCCAGCGTGATCGTCATGTTCGGCGTCACAGACTGGTGCGGCAGGAACTGGTCGACCACGCGCGCGGCGGCGACTGAGTTGGCGTCGATCTGCCCGGTGTACGCGGCCGCGTTGGTCGTCGTGTGGTTCGTCTGCGTGTAGCTCGCAGTCGGGTTGGTTCCGCTCATTTTTCTGTTCTCCTAGTTTCCTGTTGCTTGCCAGTTGATGCTGCCGCCGACGTCTGAGCCGGAGCTGTTCCACACGTGCGCGGTGAAGCCTGTGCTCGATATACCCGCCGCCGATGCAGTGAGTGCCGTGCCCGTCGTTATCGCGGTGCAGACCACGTTCGGGAGCGAGTGATACGGCGTCGCGAAGGTGACCGCCGTCCCGCCGGGGGCGATGACAGCAGGCCCCGAGCTGTTGTTCTCGATCTGCGGCGCGTCGTCGATGCTCGGCGTGAAGTCCGTGATGTAAGAGACGTTGCCGGCTGTGATCCCGCTATACGTCACCCTCGCATTGAGGTAGCGCATGGTGACGAAGCCGATGCTCCAGTTGATGTACGTGTTGGGGTCGGACCCGCCCGTCAACCACGTGTCGATAGACAACTGGAGGTTCGCCGCCGCGCCGGACTCGCCAGCCCCCAGCGTGCCGGCCATCGAAGAGTAGACGCGCAGGCTGTCGTTGTACCCCGTGTCGACTGTGGGCGCGGTGTAGTACGCCGTGGCGACGGGGTTCGCGACCATGGCGTCGAAGATCTGCCAGCCTGTCGTGTTAAGGGACGGTGGCGAGGCGCCGGTGATGAGGCCGCCGACGGGTTCCGTCCAACCGGTGCCTAGCACCAATGGCGTGGCGTTCTGTAGCGTCTCCGAGCCACTCGACGTGCCGACGTAGACGTTCCACCCGGTGGCGGGTTGGCTGCCGCCTGGAATCGACGGCGAGGCGACAGTCAGGAGGTTGAGCGCCAGCACAGCCAGCGAGGACTCTGAGCTGACGGTGGTCTCCCCCGTCGAGTCGACGTAGGTGATCTTGACATAGTACGTCGTGAGCCCCAGCGAACCGCCGGCCACGCTGCCGAGCGTCGGCGCGGAGGGCGCCGAGAGCGTGGTGTAGAACCCGGCATCCTGCTGGTCCAGCGGCACGAGGACGCCCGTCCAGTGGAGGTAGAGGTTGTAGAGCGTGCCCGGCCAGGTCGGTTCCTGGGCGACCTGCGACACCAGGCTGTTCGTGTTCGTGACCACGAGCTCGACCGAGCTGACGGGTCCCAACTGGTTGGCGATGTCGCGGCCGCGGATGTAGAAGATCCACGTGCCGGGGATGACGCTAGCATTGGTCATCTCGGTCGCGCGCGAGGCCTCTGTGAGGATTGTCGCCGTCCCGACTGCCCCGCCGACGGGGCCGTAGAGAATGTCGTAGAAGTTCAGCGCGTCGTCTGTCAAGTCGTCCCACACGAACACGACGGCGCCGCCGACCTGCGTGGCGCTGAAGTTCTGCACCGTACCCGGGAGGGGAGGCCCCTCGATCACGTGCTGGAACGGCTGCACCTCGGCCAGCGTCTGCGGGTTGCCGCCCCAGAGGTTGAACGAGAGCAGTTTGATGTAGAGCGTGAGCCCGATCTGCGCCTGGTCGTACGGGAAAGCGAGCTGAGACCCGTCGAGGCGTGCGAACTGCGACCCGGCCGGGTGGTCGGAGATCGTCGTGCCGTACATCCCACGTCGCAGGTAAGTGCCGAGGTTGTACTCGCTGCCCGTGACCAGGTTGGCAGTCTCGTACGCCACCAGCTCGTAGGAGGTCTCGGACGGGGGCGGCGCCGTGCCGCCGATCAGCCCGCCGGTCGGCTCCGTCCAGTTGGTGCCGATTGAGATCGGCGACGCGTTCTGCTTGGTCTCTGCACCGGTGCTGGTGCCCACGTAGACGTTCCAACCCGTCGCACCGGTCTGCGCGACGGGCGACGTCACCACTAGGCACGTGCTGGCCGGGAGCGAGAGGTTGTCCTCGGGCGACGGCGGCCCCTCCCCGCTCGAGAAGACGTAGGTCACCCTCGTGAAGTAGTCGGTCGCGGTCAGCGCGCCGCCCGCGATGCTGCCGAGCGTCGGGGCAGGGGGGTTGGGGTAGCCGCCCTCGAAGCACAGCGTGTGGCCGAGGTCGACGTCGTTGGTGCTCGTGGCGCTGTAGAGCTCGCCCGTCGTCGACAGGTTCACCTGGAGCGTGTCCGTCGTGTCCGGGTCGGAGCCGGACGGGAAGTCCGCGTTGTTCACGCCGATGCGCGAGCCGCCCTCGATCCTACCCATGAGGCGGTAGGTCTGGTTGTCCGTCGAGGTGTAGACGTCGCACCCGCCCCAGTTGGCGCCTCCGCCGGTCAGCAGCCAGATCTCGAGGCCGCTGTTGGAGGCGATCTGGACTGGCGCCTCGAAGACGATCGGGGCGATAGGCGCGCCCGGCGAGATGTTCGTGTTTGGGGTATACCCGGCCTTCACCTGCGTCCCGTAGATCGGTGAGGAGCCGGTGCCGGCCAGGTAGTCTTCCACGACGAGCGTGAGCGTGCTGTCCTGCTGGTTCTCCGTGATCTCCTTGATGCGTACCCAGGCCGCGCTCAGCCCGAGGTTGGGGTCCGTGATGGCGACGATGTCCATCGGGTCCAGCATGATGTAGTACCACTCGACGGTGAAGGTGTAGCTGTTGCGGACCAGTTGGCGTCCGAGCTGCATTTGCGCAGACGTGAGCGCCGGCGCGGCGCTGCAGAAGAAGTGCAGCGACTTCGAGTCCGCCGGGCGGAGGCCGTACTCGTTGATGGCCGCGTCATCCTTCGCCTCGACGATGGCGGGGTTGTATGAGTTCCCCCTGTCCAGGTACTCGACCTTGACGTCGTTGTACGCGTCGGACTGGCGCGTGCGTGTGCAGATGACTGGGTCGTCGCTGGTGAAGGACGAGGCGCCCGACCCGGATCCTTCGTTCTTGAGGAAGTCCGAGTCGGCGAGCGAGTAGATCGGCGCCGACGGCGCCGTGTATGTGTAGCCGTTCGCTGAGATCGTCGTGTCCCCGTACGGCTGCCACGTCAGCAGGCCCGACGACCAGACGAACTCGCCGTTGAGCCCGGCCGAGAAGTCCTTGAAGAAGTCCTGCGCCGCCTGTGCCTGCGCGAATGCGGGCGAGATGAAGAGGCCGTTGGCGAAGGTGAATTGCTGCAGCGAGGTCAGGCTGCCGATGTTGGCCGCTGGGAACCCGACGCCGTAGCGCGGGTTCGTGAGGAAGTCTGTGAGCGAAAGGGACGGGTCCGCGTCGACGACATCGATGATGCCGAGCAGCGCGCCGTTGTCCGCGGACGAGAACGTGTACTCGCCGTACGAGCCGTTCGCCACGCTGATGCTGAACTGCCCCTGCAGGGGTGCGCCGAGCACCTGGGCGAGCGGGTTGCCCCAGCACGTGAGCGTCGCGCCTCCCGACGCGGTCGCCGCCTGCGAGAGCGTGAGCGTGTCGGATCCGACTGAGATGATGACGGTGCCAGCGGGTATGCCCGCGGCGGTCACCAGCATGCCTGCCACCAGGTTCGCCGTGCTGCTGACGCCGGTGACGTTGACCGTCCCGTTGAGCGTGGCGGTCGGCTGGTAGATGTACGAGACGCCGGGGCCGATCGCGAGGTCGATGACCGTGACGTTCTTGCCCGCGTCAGCCACCGCGAACTGGTAGAGCCCGGCCACGCTGACCGAGTACTGACCGGTCGTCGGCCCGCTGCCGACGAGCGCGAACACGTTGCCGAGGCTGTCGACCACGCCCGCGCTCGCCGTGCCGACCGGGTTGGCGAGGTTGCCGAGCACGACGGGGAGGGCGGTGAGGGCCTGGTAGTTCTGCGCCTGGAACTGGTACGGCGTCGCGGGTATCACCGCGGCCTCGGTGAGCGAGGATGACAGGCCGAAGTAGGACGGGGTGAACGTGTACGGGCTCCCGACGGTGTAGGTCTCGGAGACGGCGCCGGAGATCGCGCCCCGGACCTCGAAGTTGAAGTTGGGCAGTTCAGGCTGGTTGCCGAGGTTGTAGTTCGCCGACGCGGCGTACGCCATGGACGAGTATCCGAGCGCCTGGCTCGGGTCCGCGCTCGAGAGGTACGACCACGCAGGCTGCCCCTGGTACCCGTCGAAGGCGGACACGCCCTGGCTGGCCAGCGCCTCGGGCGTCTTGTTGTCCCAGAGCTCTAGGATCGCGTCGACCGGGCCCTCGCAGATGCCGAGCATGAAGCTGGCGCTGTACGAGGCGCCGGACCCGCCGGCCTTCCCGCCGCCGCCCGCGATGCCACCCTTGCCGCCCTTGCCGCTGCCTGACCCCCCGTTGTAGCTGAAGTTGCCGTACCAGATCAGGTTGCCGGCGATGCGCTGCTGCCCGTGGACGAACGGCATGGCGACGCCCTGCACGGAACTCTGGATGCGCAGCGCCGTGGCGATCGGCGTCTTGCTGTTGACCTTGCTGCCCTTGCTCAGGATCGCCATGTCAGCCCCACCTGGAGAAGAACTTGACGGCGTAGCCGGAGAGGCGGCCGGTGTCGGCCCGCTCCTCCAGCACCATCTTGGCCTCGCGCGAGGCGTGCACGATGAGCGGCCACTGCGTGACGACGCCGCCGTGTGCGAAGACGCGGCCGACCTTGAACAGCGCGATGTCGCCGGGCCCCGGTCCCCGCACCTCGTGCGTGTGCCGCAGGACGGTCTCCATGTACCTCTCCACGCCGCGGTGGAGGAAGAAGTCTGGTGTGTACTCGGTGATGGGCATCTCGGGCGACAGCCCGCACCCGCGGAACACGAGGTAGACCAGCTGGGCGCAGTCGACGCCGCCGGCCTTGCCCTTGGCCCTGCCGCGGTGCGCGTACTTCGTGCCCACCCACGACTTCGCCTCTGCCACGACGGCCTGGCGCTGGAGTTCGTCCTCGAAGGTCATGTCGCCGCCTCCGGCACTGGGATGAACGGCTGTCCGCCGAAGTTCTGGGTGTTGCTGAAGACGGAGCAGGTGCCGAAGCTCTTGTCGCAGCCAGGGTACGCGGTGAACGCGTCCCCCGGGGCGACGGGGAACGGCATCGGCGCGATGAGGGTGAAGGTTCCTGGCGAGCCGGCGACCCACGACCTGACCCCGCGCGAGAAGCCCGCGTTCTGCCCGCTCGTGAAGACGATGCGCCCGAGCGCGTAGGTGCCGGACCCGCTGGGGGCCGCGACGGCCGAGGTGAGAATGTTGGAAGTCGTGCCCGCTGCCGCGGTGGCGGACTTCGCGAAGGACGACGCCTGGAGCGTGCACCCGCTGTCGAACAGCGTCCAGCGGCAGCCCGACTGGAAGAGGTTGCGCGGCATCGTCTGGTTGAGCAGCTCGAGGTGGCTGTTGATGTTGACGACGCAGTTGGTCCTGCCCATGTCCACCTCGGCCACGCGCCCGGTGAAGATGTTCACGACGCCGAGCGGGGAGATGGACATGGCGCCCTGCGGCATGCCGGACGACCTGTTGTCCCAGTATGCCCTGTCGATCTGCACCGTCGCGCCGTCGAGGACGCCCGCGCGGAGCGCCGCGAGCCAGAACACCCCGCCGATCGTGCTGCCGGCGTAGCTGTTGGCCGCGTTGGGGAGCCGCGGCATCGCCACCACCTGCCACGTGTCCACGTCCACCCCGACCTTCCAGTGGCCCGTCGCCTTGTTGTTGAGCTGGTCGAACTGCACGTCCTTGGACGTGTACGTGACCGGCGAGGCGTAGGGCACGAGGACGTCGACGTCCGCGGTCGTGTAGGTCAGCGGGTTGCCCGAGTTGAGCGTGCCGGCGAGGTTGAACGTGTAGAGGTCGCAGGCGAAGGCCGACTGCGGCTTGCTGTTCAGGAACGCGAGCAGCGCCCCGGCGCTCGTCTCGTACTTCGCGGTCTTCATATCACCTTCATCCCTTCCAGCTCGACCTTCTTGAGGTTCCAGAAGCGGAACAGGAAGTTCTCGAAGTCGAGGCTGTCCGCGCTGAAGCGGCAGGGCCAGTTGTAGTTGAAGGTCGCCGTGATGGCGTGTCCCGCGACGGGGGCGACGGTGAACTGGACACCGTACGTGAAGCCCCAGTTGGGGTCGGTGAGGTAGGTGAACGCGACGGTGGGGGTGCCCGCGTTGTAGACGGTGACCGACGCCTGCGTGACGTCCTGGATGGGTTCGACGAACCCGCCGAGGGCCCGCACGAAGATGAACTGCGTCTGGGTGCCGTTGCCGACGCCGAGCGACTGGTTCGCGACGGAGTTGTCGTCGGGGTCGTTGAAGTGGAAGGGGAGGGCCGTGCCGGCCACGCTGTTGAAGAAGCCGAGGAGGGTCTGCCAGTCGGTGTTCGAGCCGGCGCTGCCGAGGTAGCTGAAGCTGAGCGACCACTTGTAGAGGGGGTACGTGAACAGCTGGAGCACGGTCTTGACGCCGCTGATGGCCTGCTGCGGGATGCTCGACCACAGTGGCGAACGCTTGACCGGGTACTCGAGGCCACTGAGGGTCGGGAATGTGGGTATCGTCATGTCAGTACGCTCCCCTCACGCTCGGGTTGTTGACCATGTACGCCCCGATGTTCCTGGACAGCTGCCGCAGGGTCGAGGGGTTGTTGAGGGCCGCCATGACGCTCTTGCTGTCCATGGCGGTGATGTTGATGTTGGCCGACGCGCCGCCGGAACCGCCGGACGGCGAGTAGGGCGCGCCCTGGCCCGAGGCCGGTATGATCTGCTCGCCCTGGTGGACCATCGCGAGGCCCGTCTGCGGGACGTAGTTGGTGCCCACGTCGAAGGACGCGACGCCCGCCCCGAAGGCCTCGACCGCGACGAAGGCCGCCGCGGCGGCGGGCGGTGCAAGCAACCACCCGACGTAAGGGATCTCGGCGACGTCGGCGTACACCGCGGCCGCGGCCTTCGCCGCGCTGCCGCTGATGCTGGTCTTGTTCGCCGTGGCCTCCGCGGCGGCGCCGACGCTGGCCGACGTGACCGCAGAGGTCGTGACCGCCGTGTCGGCCGCTATGGCCGCCTGCACCTTGGCGAGCTGGGACTGCGCCCACTCCACGGTGCCCTTCACGACGACGTCGTCGATGAACTTCAGGATCAGGTTGTCGAACAGCTTGTACATGGCCTGCTGCCACGTCTGCGTGCCTTGGAGCACGCCGTTCACCATCCCGTCGACGCCCGACGTGATCGACTTGAAGAACGAGTCGTAGGGCTTCTCCTGCGCCGCCGCGCCCTGCGTGGCGATCTTGTTCAGGTCCTCCATGTGCTTCGCGTAGAGGATCTTGATCTGGTCGTAGACCTTCTGCTTCTGTGCGACGGTCTGGTCGTCGATGGCCAGCTCCTGCTGGAGCGCGGCGTAGTTGAGGTTGTACTCCTCGTTGGCGAACTGGGTCTCTGCGTCGAGCTCCTGTTGCTTGGAGATCTGGTGCGTGGCGACCTCCGCCTGGAGCGTGTCCTTCTGCGACTGCAGGCCGATCTTGTCCAGCGTCAGCTGGGTCTGGATCTGCTCGCGCTGCGCGTCCTCCGCGTCCTTGGCGGCCTTCGCCCCATCCGCAGCACTGCTATCTGGCGTCCCGACCCCTCCGACCTGCTGCGAGGCGTTCTTGGTGGGTCCGTACGTAGGCTGGGGGTTGTTGATCTGCTGGATGACCGCATTCGTCTTCTCGAGGTTCGCCTGCATCCTGTCCGTGGCTTCGGCGACGATCTCGTCAATCTGGTCCATCCCGTCTTTCCAGGCCTGCTTGCCTCCTGTGAAGTCGAACTTCACGAAGTGGGAGGCGGCATCCGCGGCGGCGCCGAACAGCGTGACCAGTTGGACTAACTCCGCGCCGATGAGCTCGCAGGTCTCCTCGGCGGCGAGCTTCAGGATCTCAAACGCGGTGGCGAGTCCGGCCACCATGTCATGGAAGATCCCTCCAGTCTTGACGTTCTCGTTCAGCTCCTCGAGGAAGTGCTGCATGCTCTCCGCGCCGTCGTCGATGGCGGGTTTCAAGATCTCCACGACAGAGATGCCAACACCCTCGAACGCCTTGCCCGTGATGGTGAGCTGCTGGTGGGTCTGCTCGAGCTGCTGCGCCTGGAACTCGGTGAGGAGCGCGCCGGTCTCCTCGAGCTTCTGGCCCATCTCGTCGAGCCCCGCGCTGCCGTCCTTGAGGGCAGCAGCCATCGTGACGATGCCCCGGCCGCCGACGATGCTGAGGTCGGCCGTGCGCTGTATGCTGGGACCGAGTCGCTCAAATCCATCATCTACGAGCTTGAGTATCTCATCAGGACTGGAGTTTCGAATCTGGTCGAGGCTGATGCCGAACCTGGTGAACGCGTCGTAGGCGGCGCCAGACCCACTGGAGGCGGTGAGCATGTTGCGCTCGAGCCTCGCCATCGTGGCGCCGACCCTGTCCGCGCTCCCGCCGGTGAGCTCCATCGCGAATCCGAGTTTCTGCGTGGTCTCCGCGCTGAGGCCGGTCATCGCCTCGGTGCGCTCGACCTGTTCGCCCAACTCAGTGATGTGGTTGATGAACTCGACCACCTTGTCGATGGCGAACGCCTCGACGATCATGTTGCCGAGTTCCTCGAACTGTGCGCCCGCGCCCTCCGCCGACTCGCCTACACTCTGGACCTGCTGCTTCGCCTGCTCCGACGCTGCGCCGAGCTCGGACGTGTCCCCGCCGAACCTGACATTGACTTGATCGTCGTCGGCCATCTCAGTCCTCTACATCTGGCAGCATCGCCCGCGGCGCGCCGGTGGTCTTGGATTCTTTAGGCTTGTACCCCACGTGACCCGCCATCAGCAGGTGGGTCGGCGGGTGCTTCGCCCAGTATCTGTTCAGCGCCTCGAGACGCTGGAATGTGAGATTGTCTTCGACGTAGTCCCATGTCCAACCGATGGACTGGCAGACGTGCGCTGCTAGTTCGTCGAGGTCGACGGACTTCTGGTCTCTTCCCCCGCTGCACCGCCGTCTTCCGCGGCCTTCATGCCAGACTGCGTCGCGATGACGGGTAGGGCGGTCAGCATCTCGTTCTGCGAGATCGGCAGGTCCGTGAACGCGTCGTAGGTCAGGCCGGGCGAGACCGGGGCCACCGCGGTGAACACGACGAGCGCCAGGTCGTCCATCGCCTCCGCGGTCATGCCGGTGCGCGACAGCGCCCTCAGGCGGCCGAACGCCGGGATCACGGTGCGGAGCTGCTTCCACACGAGGGGTTTCACGTCGTAGTTGACCCCGGCCAGCGTGACCTGGGGCAGTTGGGTTGCATCGTTCATGTGTTTAGGTTCCTTGCTACTGTCATCATGTTGTCTGGGCCGACGACCTCCACCTGGATGTCGCGGTATTCCGGCTCTTTGCTGAGGTTGAGTTTGGGCAGGACCTGCAGGCAGGTGATCTGGTAACGCCGGGCCGACTCGATGTCGGACGCGACGATCATGGGCAGCTGCCTGAGGAAGATGTAGTTCTTGATCTTGCGGAGCACGAAGGAGAAGACGCGCATGACCTCGTTCTCTGTGGTGTGGAACGCCTGCGCCACCTGCGGCACGGGCACGCCGTTGATGAGGTTCGAGAAGATGATCTTCTGGTTGTCTTGCACGCGTCTACTCCTCCGCTGGTTCCAATTGTCTGTCGCCGGGTGTTAGCTGGTGACCGGCACGCTGACGAGGCCGAGGTTGCCGGCCGAGTTCACGGTGCAGCTGAAGTCGAGCTCCGGCATGGAGAAGTCGCCGATCTTCGTGTCGTACGCCTTCAGGCCCTGCGGGATGCACGAGTAGAGGAGGAAGTTGGTCTCGAGGCTGTTGTAGGACGAGCCCATGACGCACTGGAAGGAGTTCGCCGCGCCCGCGCTCGCGTTGGACAGCAGGACGCTGGCACCGGAGGTCGACACGGTCGAGGTGTACGAGATGTTCACGCCGCCCGCGACCGCGGTGTCGGCCGCCGCGAAGGTGTAGACGCCGGCCGAGTACGAGTACTGGCCGACCGAAGGCGAGGACGCCACGTTGGTCATCACGATGCCCGTCGCGCCGTAGGTCACGCCGAGGTCCAGGACGAAGTTCGCGCTGTTCGTCACGGTGACCTGGTACGGCGTGCTCGGGATCGCGTGGTTCTCGGCCGGGTTGATGATCGTCTGGCCGGCGGTCATCAGCGAGTTGTTCGGGCCGCCGATGAAGTCGCGGATCTGGCGCGGCTGGTAGTCGGCGAACTTGAGCTTGCCCGTCACCTTCACCTGGCTGCGGCCGACGGCCACTGGGAAGATGTTCTGGCCGAAGAGCTCCTTGGTCGTCGCCTTGAGGTCGATCGACGCGGACTGCAGGATCTTGGGCTGCACCGGGGTGGGGTTGGTGTCGCCGTCGATCATGTAGGCGAAGCCGGAGTTGAAGACTAGTGCCGGGGGGTTGTTGGCGGTCATTTGGGGTTCTCCTTGTTGGGGTTGTCGTGTTCCGCTGGTCTGCTCACGCCCAGCGAGCGCTTCAGGTCGTCGCGCGCTATGCAGAGCGCGGCGTGTAGTGCCGAGCCCGGCAGCACCTGGTGGAAGTGCCTGTCGAACCAGGTGTCGATGGCCCGCTCGCGCGCGCGGCGCGCCTGCTCGCCCGCCCTCGCCATCCTGTCCATCACATGAACAGGACCTTGATCGGCACCACGGCGACGCCGTTGCCGTCGAAGTCGCCGGGGACCTTGACGACGTCGCCGTCGATGTAGCAGTTGGTGACCAGGCCGCCCAGCGTCTGCTGGCCGTTCGGCCCGGGCGCCAGGACTCCCCCACTGACGGGGTCGATCGCGTCGATCAGGTTGTTCAGCGCGGTCATCGGCACCACGTTCGGGTCCTGCCCGACGCTGATGAAGATGAACACGTCGACGTCCATCGTGCGGATGGCGGGCGTTATGTTCTTGCCCTTGGCGTGCTGCTCCTTGTGCTCGACCATGAACAGCGCGGGTTTGTCGAGCGGCCCCACCTGGTCGATGGTCTGCAGCCTGCGCGAGGACGTCACGTAGTTGCCCGAGGTGAGCAGCAGCGCGAAGAGCGCCGTCGCCACCTGTTCCCTCGTCGCTGTCGTCATAGCTTGGATCCCTCCTCGACTGCGTTCGTTATGCCCTCCACGATGTCGTCCCGCATGTCGGCGAGCGACGAGCGCATGAAGGAGCGCTCTGGGTAGTGGTACGTCACGTCGTGCGGCGCCCGCAGGTTCTTGCCCCAGGCCACCGACATCCGGCGGGTGAACGTCGCGCCGTACTCGTGTATCCGCCCGTACACCACGTCGCCCGACGAGTAGACCGTCCCGACGACGCCGGTGGCGGACGACTCGACAGTCTCCTGTATGCTGCGGCCGAGGTCGCCGGTCACCCGGTTGAGCACCTGGCCCAGGAGCTTGTCCTGGATCACGTGGTTGCGCAGCTTCTGCGCGAGCGTGTTTATCGCGACCTCCAGCCTCGCGCGCACGCGGTCGGGCAGGGAGTCGAGCCTCGCTAGTACCGCCGCGTCGTCTACCTGGACCGTGAACATCAGACGGGCAGGAACTTCCGGTAGCCGGAGAGCATCTGGTCGATGTGCTTCGGGATGGCGGACAGGTCGTAGGCGAACGTCTCGTTGCCCCCGACGGACTTGGACTTCTGGCCGATGCGCTGCTTGTAGCTGTAGCGCTCGCCCACCCACTCTATGACCGCCTCCTCGAGGCCGCCCGGGACGAAGCTGTAGCTTATGCGCACCGCGGCCCCGGCGTCGGACGCGTTGAACCCGTAGACCACCGTGCCGTCGGACCCGACGTTCACCGTGTACTGGCCGGCCGCCGGCGAGGACGCCACCGGCGCGAGCGCGGCGCCCGTCGAGGCGTAGGAGATGCCGTCGTCCTGGCACCACGAGCCCAGCGGGGGCTTCACCTTCACGAGGTAGTTGCCTGGGCTGACCGTCGCCGCCTGGGCGGACACGCAGTAGCCGGCCTGGTAGACGATCTGCACGTTGTTCTTGCCGCGCGCGAAGCCGTACCCGTTCAGGGTCAGCGACTGCGGCGCGCCGGAGCTGGTGCCGTCCCACGTCTCGAGCGTGTAGCCCGTCTGCCCGAAGGTGAGCGAGGACGGGACCACCTGGGGTCCGACCTGGAGCGACGTCACGCTGACCACGGGCCAGTTGCGGAGGGTCATGCGCTGGTTGCCCACGCCGTCGCGGAGCTCCGTGTACGTCGCCCTCGCGATCGAGGGGCGCTGGAGCTCGTTCAGGGCCGCCTGGCTGATCTGGGTGATGAGCCTGGAGAGGAGCGTGTCGTCGTTGTTCGTCGTCACGTTCAGCCAGTTCTTCACCGCGGGGAGCGAGGTCAGGTCCATGTTTTTCTCTCTGTGTTTTTAAGAGGCTGGGCGGCGGGACTCGAACCCGCGGCAGGCCTGTCTGCGCCCAGCTTTGTGCCCGGATTTTACCCGGGCGGTCGGTTAGCCGTTCGCGATGCCGCAGATCACGCCGAGGCAGAACGGTGCGTACACGGCGAGGACTTCCTCGGTGTAGACGCCGAACTGGTACTCGCGGGTCACGTCGGCCCACTCCTTGCTGTAGTAGTCGCGGCGCGTCAGGACCTCGGCGATGTTGGGCGTCGCGTTGGTCTTGAAGTACGGCGGCAGGGTCTTGGCGTAGCCGATCAGCGTGCCGGGCGGCAGCGTCGGGTGCACCATGATCGGGATCTTGCGACCGCCCGGGATGTACGGGTTGTGGTAGAACGAGATCACGCCGTAGCCCGTCACGTCGAAGCCGTCCGAGTCGCCGAGGACGCGGAGCAGGGGCGCGCTGGAGCCGTTCAGGACGCGCGCCGTGATGTTGGCGAGCTCCTGGGCGTTCACGTAGATCACGTCGACCGTCACCTTGTACTGGTTCCACATGTTGGCCAGCATCGCGTCGATCTCCTTGACGTTGCCGCTGCCGCCCGTGGTGAGCGTCGCGCCCGCCAGGTTGTTGACGTACGCGTTCTGCGGGCTCAGGCTCGTGTTGTTGAACGCCTGGGTCAGCAGCCCGTCGAAGCCGGTCACCTGGCCGGTGCCGCCGCCGAGGGTCCCGTTGTTGACCGAGAAGTCGCCCACCGTGAGGTTGGAGAGCAACTGGCCGGTCGTCTGGGGGGCCGCGGTGAAGGAGTAGCTGGGGACCGTGGTCACCGCCTGGAGGTACAGGGCGCTCGTCGAGGACGAGGTGCCGACGTACCACGCCCACGCCAGTTCGCCCGTCTTCGGGGTCACCGTGAAGGTGGCGGTGATGTTGGAGCTGGGGGCCGCCGTGGTCGTGGAGATGGCGGACGCCTGGCCGCAGCCGCGGTTGACGGTCATGGTCTTGGAGTCGAGGGTGGTGATGACCGACTGCTGGTTCACGCCCACCGTGTTGGAGACGGGGATCAGCGGGGTGTTGGTCGTCGAGTTCAGCCCGTTCGAGAGCACGAAGTCGCGGTAGCCCTCGTAGGTGAGGCCGATCGCGGCGGCGTAGAACGTGCCGGAGAACGAGCCCGTGCCCGTGGCGGAGCCGACAGGCTTGTTGGCCGTGCCCAGGATCAGGCTGAAGTTGCCGCCCAGGAGGGCGTCCTCTTCCTTGACCATCAGCGTCTCGAGCGCGAAGAAGTGGCCGGCGGCCAGCGCGTCCTCGAAGCCCTGCGAGGCGGACTCAGCCTCCCAGGTCACGTTGCCGTCCACGCCGAGCGAGGCGTAGGTGGCGGACGCGTTGAGGGCGTTGATGCTGAGCAGCGGGGCGCGCTGGCCCTCGTTCAGCCACGCGCAGGCGGGCGCGCCGCCGCGGGTGTAGGACGAGGAGGAGGCGATGATCGCCTTCCAGTGGGCCAGGGTGCCCGGGCTCGGGCGCTTGACGCGCGGGAGCGACTCGCGGATCGGCGAGAGCCACGGCACCAGGTGGAGCGACGGGCTGCGCAGGTCGTACGGCGTCAGGTTGCTGCCGGTGCTGATCGAGGCCTTGGCGAGCTGGTCCGCCGTGGCGGTGCCCTTCTGGACCGCCGCGCGGGCGGTCATCGCCTCCGCGTACGGCTTCAGCACGGCCTTCATAACCTCCATGCGGAGCTGCTTCGCCTGCGGGGTCTCGGACGCGACGAACACGCCGGTCTTCTCGATCTCGTTGGCGGAGACCTTGGGCCCCTCGAAGTCGAAGTCGTTGTACGCCTTCACGAGGCGGTCCGCGAGTTGCGGGTCCGTGTCATGGGGCAGCGCGTTCTTGTTCATCTTGGTCATAGTCGTTTCCTCTTCGTGTTGGGTTGTCCTTCGCCGGTTAGCGACGGTTGTTCATAAGGGCGCGGCTCTGCTCCGGCGAGAGTCCGTTCATCATAACAGGGGCCTCGACGGACCGTACCGGATCGGTCTCGTGGCCCTTCTTCACCGGCTTGCCGCCCGCGTCGGTCGCGTAGAGGGCGCCCTTCGCTGGGAGCGGCTGGTTCGCCAGGTCCTGCACCCGCTTGGTCAGCGCGGGGATCTGCCCCGCGAGCTGGTCGAGCGACTTCTGCAGCTCGCCCTGCGCGGCGGCCGACTTCTCGACGGCCTCCCTCAGGGCGGCGTTCTCTTCCTTCATCTT